GTTTTATTCGTGTGTTGTTATTCGTTTATAGACAGTTATTTTATGTTGTTTGTTATTCTTTATATCGGGCGATGCGCCCCTAAGCCCTCGCCCGTTCTTAAGCCCTCGCCCGTTCTTAAGCCCCCCCCTTATAAAAAAAGCAAACTTCCCTAAGCTATAACAACTCCGTACAGCGACCTCGATTTATCTCTCTTAAAAAAATTTTTCAAAGAAAAAAATGCATAATAAGTACGCATATAAAAAAACTCCATATTGGAATTTTTGGAAAGTTATTCTTGCCGGTTGGATAATCAGATATCCACAAAAATTCTTTCAAATTATTGGATTTCCATTAGGAATTTTAATTGTTTGGATATATAATTTAATTGCAAAATAAAATAAGGTAAAAAAATTTTTGCCAAAAATTTTTAATATAAAAGGTTTTATATGAATAAAATTTATCACATTTACGCAAAGAATACTTGTTTATTTCATACACTAAACGAAGAGGAATTCAAAATTACTTGGAAAACATTAAATCGTCTTGTTGGTTTAATGCACACTGATTATAATTTAGAGGACTTATCTTATGAAGAACTTCATAATAATTCCGAAATAACATTAAACTCATCATATTGACAAATACCTATATAAACTGTTAAAATTGATTTGACACTGGAGATTAATTTATGGCTCGTGGATTTACTGTAAAAGCTGCATCACCAAAACCCAAAGAACAAGAATGGGATTATGATGCAATTAAACAAAGAATGCAAGGTAAATCAATTGTATTCTGTTTACCTGGAAGAGGATGTTCTTTCATTTTTCTGAAAGCATTTGTTCAACTTTGTTTTGATTTAGTTCAAAATGGAATGAGTATTCAGATTTCTCAAGATTATTCATCAATGGTTAACTTTGCTAGATGTAAATGTCTTGGTGCGAATGTTCTTCGTGGACCAAAGCAAATTCCTTGGGATGGAAAACTTGAATATGATTATCAACTTTGGATTGATTCGGATATTGTCTTCAATACTCAACAGTTCTGGCAATTATGTGACCTTGCTCTTTCAGAGAATAATGAAGAGCGTGAGGTTGTCGCAGGATGGTATGCGACTGAAGATGGACACACAACTTCTGTCGCTCATTGGCTAGAGGAAGATGATTTCCGTTCAAATGGTGGAGTGATGAATCATGAAACCGTAGAAAGTATCTCAAAGCGTCGTAAGCCATTTACAGTAGACTATACTGGATTTGGATGGGTTCTGATTAAGAAGGGTGTTTTTGAAAATCTCGAATATCCTTGGTTTGCTCCAAAGATGCAGGTTTTTGAATCTGGTGCAGTTCAGGATATGTGTGGAGAGGATGTTTCATTCTGTCTAGATGCAAAAGAAGCTGGATATGATATCTGGTGCGATCCTCGCATTCGTGTTGGACATGAAAAAACTCGTATTATATGAGCGGGATTTCTTATCATATTTTATATAAAGGGCGCAAAATTTATAAAAACCTTTCGGTTGATGAATGTATGAAAGTCCTTGAAGAATTTGTTGAATCTACAGATTCTAATACTATTGATTTAAATGAAATTGAATTGGAGGAAATTTTAAATGACTAAGAGTGGTGGTGGAAGTGGTAAAGTTTCTTTTGAGGCTGGGGCTCCAAAAAAGACAAGACAGGGTAGATCATCTAGAACCTTATTAAGCCCATCTTCTCGCAATGGTAGAAAAAAGAAATATAGAGGTCAAGGAAAGTAATTTCAAGAGTGCTTAAATAATACTAAGCACTCTTTTTTTTATGTCTACAGAAAAGGAAATTTATATTCTGAATTGGATTAGAGAAGTATCTCAAGTGAGAACTGAATTAAAGGGATTTGCGATATGTCCATTCGCTTCAACTGCAAAATATAAAATCATAGAGTGTTCTGTAGAAGAAATTAAACCAATTGAAGACTATCAGGTTATCATCTACATTATAGAAGACCATTTTGATCTTTGTGCAGTACAATCCTGGGTAGACTTTTATAATCTAAAATATAATAATTGGAAATTTTTTGAAGACTGTGGATCATATGATACATATTTGCAGGGAATTAAAACAAACAATGGTAAATATAACTTAATTTTAGCTCAACCTACAAAAAAATTAAGAAAAATTAGAGAATCACTGGCAAAAACTGATTATTATAATCTATGGGATGATGATTATCTCAAAGAAATTCTCGATGATGATATTGATATACTAGATTAACGGGATAGAAACCCCGTAAAAAGTTCTGATTTAAACAAATCAGGAGAAACAAATGACTAAAAAAATTGATAAAAATGCAGATTTTATGTTAAATCAATGGGGAACTCAATACCTATCCAGTGAATATGGTTGGGAAGAAAAAATTTCGAAGCAAAAAATGCTTCGTGAAATTGTAAACGATGACCAAACTCCCAAAAAACACGATTTTTTAACTCAGAACGAACTTCATTCAAAGATTCGCAATGATAATGACTATGATGATTGGACATATGGTACAGAGCCTCTGATAGGCGCATAAATAAACATAAGAATGTAGTATATTAAATGCCGATAGAGCGAGTAAGTAAATCATTTAAAGACATAAGTCTGTCTCTACAGATTAATCCTTTAAATTATGATTTAATTGAGATTAAAAATGAGACTGCAATTGCTCGCTCTCTTCGCAATCTAGTACTAACATTACCCGGAGAAAGATTTTTTAATCAAAATCTAGGTTCAAAAGTTTCTCAAAGTTTATTTGAGAATATTAGTGATATTTCTGCTTCTATAATTCAAGATGAAATAAAGAATACAATTCAAAATTATGAGCCTAGAGTGAATTTAATTGAGGTAAATGTATCTCCAAATGATGAATATAATGAATATAATGTAACAATTAAATATTATATTGTTGGAATTGATGCCCTTCCACAAAAACTTACATTTGCATTACAATCAGTACGCTAATGTCTTTAGTTAACTTTACAAGTTTAGATTTCGATCAAATCAAAACATCAATTCAGGATTATTTGAGAGCAAACTCAAATTTCACTGATTATGATTTTGAAGGATCTAATTTATCTGTACTCATTGATATGCTTGCCTACAATACCTATATTGCATCTTACAATGCAAATATGGTAAGTAATGAAGTTTTTATTGATAGTGCTACACTTCGGGAAAATGTTGTCTCATTAGCAAGAAATATTGGATACGTCCCAAGATCAAGAAAATCATCAAAAGCAACTATCAGTTTTTTTGTTGATGTTATAGATTCCACAATTAAAACGATTACACTAAAACGTGGATCTGTATGTAATACAAATAATTTTAATGGTTCTGGATTTGTATTTTCAATCTTAAATGATATTACAGTTCCAGTGATAAATGGAACTGCTTTCTTTGAGTCCATAGATGTTTATGAAGGCTCTTTCACAAAAGAGAATTTTACTGTAGATCCAAATAATAAAAATCAAAGATTTATAATTGAAAATCGAGGAGTTGATACATCATCGATAGAAGTTCTAATAAGAGATACTGAAAATAGTAGTAGCGTAAAAAAATTTATAAATTCATCAAGTATTTTAGATATTAATTCAACCTCAAAAGTATTCTTTCTTCAGGAAATTGAAGATGAAAGGTATGAACTTATCTTTGGTGATGGTATTTTTGGTGAAAAATTGACTGAAAATAATTACATTGATGTTTCGTACTTAATTTGCAATGGTTCTTCAGCAAACGGATGTTCACTTTTTAATTTTGTTGGTATTTTAATTGATGATAAACAAAGAACAGTAAATCAAAATGTTTCATTAATTACAACAAATAATAGTTCTTCAAGTGGTTCGGAAATTGAATCAATCAATTCAATTCGTAATTTTGCTCCAAGATCATACTCATCTCAGAACAGAGCCGTCACTGCATCTGATTATGAAACAATCATTCCAAAAATATATGATGAGGCTGAATCTGTAGTTGCATATGGAGGAGAAGAATTAAATCCCCCACAATATGGAAAAGTTTTTGTTGTAATAAAGCCTTTATATAGTTCATTCTTATCAAATGCACTTAAAGATAATATAAAAAATGAACTTAGAAAATATTCTGTTGCTGGAATAATTCCTGAAATAGTTGATTTAAAATATCTTTATATTGAACTCGATTCAAACGTTTACTATAACTCAAATTCATCTTTGAATATTGAAGCAACCAAAACAAAAATTATCAACAATATTACGAGTTATGCCAATTCTGAAGAATTAAATAAATATGGTGCAAGATTTAAATATAGTAAATATCAAAGTTTGATAGACAATAGCGATTCTTCTGTTACATCAAACATTACAAGAGTTCAAATACGCAGAAATTTAAAAGTATCTACTAACTCTTTTGCTGAATATGAAATTTGTTTTAAAAATCAATTTCATATTAAAAATACAAATGGTTATAATATTAAGTCATCTGGATTTAAAGTATCTGGAATATCGAAAACTGTTTATTTTGGAGATATTCCAGATTCAAATTTAAAGAAAGGAACTATATTTCTATTTTATTTGAATTCAGAAACTCAACCAATAAAAATTAAAAATTCTATTGGGACAATTGATTATGAGACTGGTGAAATTTTAACAAATCCATTAAAGATTATATCTTCGGAAAAAAATGAAGATGGAACTCCAATCATAGAAGTTTCCGCTATACCAGAATCAAATGATATTTTGGGAATACAGGATCTTTATTTACAGATAGATATTAATAAGTTAAATATATCTTTGATTTCTGATAATATTGAATCTGGTTCAGACACTTCAGGATCAAACTATATTACATCTTCAAGTTACACCAATGGAGTTTTAGTAAGAAATTAATATATGGAAAATACTAGAATTAAAATTAGTTCTATTGTAGAAAGTCAGCTTCCCCTTTTTGTAAGAGATGACTATCCTCTTGTTGCAGAACTTCTTACTGAATACTATAGATCATTAGAATCTAAAGGTTCTTCATATGATTTATTACAAAATATTGATCAATATGTAAAAGTAAATAATTTATCAAATTTAGTAGAAAATACAACTCTTACATCGGACATTGATTTGATAGATGATGTCATTTATGTAGACAATACTGAAGGTTTTCCAAATACATATGGATTGATTTATATTGACAATGAGATTATTCTTTACAAATCTAAGACTTTAACATCATTCAATGAATGTGTTAGGGGATTTAGTGGTATCACTGAATTTTCAGTAGGGAATACTGAAGATTTCTCTTTCAGTGCTACGGAAAGAGAAAGTCATATTTCAGAGACATTAGTTGTAAATTTAAGTTCTTTATTTCTAAAAGAATTTTTTCTGAAGACTAAAAAACAATTTTTACCTGGATTTGATGGAAGAGAACTATACGAAAATCTAAATGAAAATATATTTTTAAAACAATCAAAAGATTTTTATACATCAAAAGGAACTGACAGGTCTTTTGAGATTTTATTTCGTGTTCTATATGGTAAAAATGTTGATGTCATTTTGCCAAAAGATTATTTAATAAAGCCTTCAAATGCAGAATATAGAGTAACAAGGAATATTGTTGTAGAGTCAATAGAAGGTGATGTTGAATTATTAAAAAATAAAACAATATTTCAAGACAAATATGAAAATATTCCAAAATCGTTTGGAACTGTTGTAGATATTGAGAAATTAATAAAAAATGAAAAAGAATATTATATTCTAAAGTTGGACTATGATTTTGATAAAGATATTAGTGTTTCTGGTTCAATTTTTGGTGAATTAAAAATTCACCCAAAAACTAAAATTATTGATGATTTAATAATCAATTCAGATACAATAATTGTAGATTCAACTTTAGGTTTTTCTTCATCTGGAACTCTATCAATCAAAGGTAGTTCTGATTATATTTTAGTTACATATAATGGAAAAACTGTTAATCAATTTTTAAATTGTTCTGGAATTGTAGAAAACTTTACTTCAGGAACAGAGATTTATGAAAATGTATACGCATATGGTTATTCAAAGATAAATGATATAAAGCAAAAAATAAAATTTAGAATTAATGGTGTTTTATCTGATATTGAATTGCCAGATAATACTTTTTATTATCAAAAAGATGATACTGGAAGAATTATAACTCTTGGGTATAACGAAAATTCATTTAAAGATAATAATTGGATTTTTAATAAAACTGTAAGATGTAATGTTAAAAATTTTACTCCAGATGGAAATTTTACATATAATATAGAAACATATGATGATAATGGAATTTATTCTGGAGATTCTGTTGAAATAGAATATTTAAATCAAACTAATGGAAGTAGAGAAACTTTAATATCTCAGGCGTTAATTCCATCTGGTAGTATACCAAGAAAAACATTTAAAATCACTACAAATGGAATTAGTATATCAAATATATTTTCAGTTAAAAGATTAATACGAAAATATTCAAATAAGTATGTAACTGATGTTTTAAACGTATACAAAAACTTAAATGAGGATGAAATTTTTATTACATCATCATCATTACCATCTTATCTTACTCCAGATACATTAAAAACATTCAAGTATACTTTGAATGGATTATTTTCTGGAGATACTATAGACATTCAGAATCACGGATTTATTACTGGTGATGAAATAGAATATAAATTTGAAAATTCTAATCAAAGTCTTGGTATTTCTTCTGGAGTATATTATGTTAAAAAAATTAATGGTTCTCAATCTCAATTAAAACTCTCTAGCAGTAAATATGATATTGAAAATGAGAAATTTGTCAGTATAGGTGCAACTAATTTAGATATTTCATCAAATAATACTATATCTTTATTAAGATTATCAAAAGAGAATGATTCTATAGATTCCCAAAGACTTGTTAGAGTAATAAAAAGTCCCATAAACGATGGTAACACTTATAAAACGCCAACAGGAACAACTGGAATTTTAATTAATGGTGTTGAAATTTTAAATTATAAATCAAATGATTTTGTTCATTATGGTCCAATTAAATCAATAGAAGTATTATCTCCAGGAAATAATTATGATGTCATAAATCCCCCTAGTCTTGAAATCTCTTCTTCGATTGGATCAACAGCAAGGGGTTACTGTGGAGTAGAGGGTTCTCTGAATAAAATTAACATTATAGATGGTGGATTTGATTATATTGATACTCCATTAATTACTATATCTGGTGGTGGTGGATTTGGAGCAAAAGCGTTTGTAAAGATGGTTTCATATGAACATTTTATAGATTTTAATTCATCATCATCAAATTCGAATATTTCATTATCTAATGATGTTATTGGATTCTCAACATCTCATAAATTTAGAGATGGTGAATCTGTAATCTATCAAACATCAAATAATCAACCAATTGGTGGATTAAATACTGATGCAAAATATTTTGTCAAAGTAATAGATGATAACAGAATAAAACTACATAAATCTTACAACGAATCAATTGTAGGTATTAACACAATAAACATAACATCGTTTGGAGTTGGAAATCATAGATTTAATTCCACAAACAAAAAGAAAAAAATTGATTCTATTGTAATTGAAAGTGAAGGAAGTGATTATAAGAATAAGAAAATATCAATTCCATCATCAGGAATAAACACGACAAATAATACTATAAACTCTGAGCAAATTCCTTATGTTGATGGTGACAT